CCATTAACAAGAAGGTCTTTAAGTCTCACGAGAAAGAACGGAAGTTTCAGCGAGAAGCAGAAGATCTTCAAAGGCAACTGACAGAGCTACAAGCAAAGCTACCTAAACAGGGCAGGCCACAAATACCCCAAGCACCAGACCCTTATGCACTTTCTGACGAGGAGTACAAAAGGAGTTACGCGCAAAGGGATGAGGCCATGCGAAATGCTTTTGCTTATGACCAACAGCAGAAGGCGATAAGCCAACAGCAGCAGAGTCTTAAGCATGAGCAAGATAAAAAGCAGTACGAAGCTTTAAACGAAAGGGTTGAGTCTTATTCTCAGGCAGCTAAAAGGCTAGGGGTTAAGGCAGAAGAGTTGCAGGTCGCGGCTAATGTGGTGGCGCAGTTTGGCATCAATAACGATGTAGTCCAGTTTATTCTGGATGATGAGCAAGGCCCATTAATTACGACCTATCTCTCTAAGAATCCAATCGAACTGGAAGAGTTAAGCCATCTATCGCCAGCTCAGGCTGCGGTACGGATAGCGACCCAGATTAAGCAGAAGGCTGCTGCTCTTAAACCCAAGGTAAATGGCGCTCCAGACCCTCTGGAAAGCCCCCACAGCGCAGGAAAGTCTCCTAAACCTAGAGGACCGGCAGGCGCTACATTTGAATAGGATTAAATTAGCATGGCTAATAATTTACAAGCAAACGTCACCCGCAAAGTTGCGCGGGTCTTTTTGGACGCATTTGAGTCTTCACGTGTGGTTACGAAAACAACCAACACTCAGCTATTAAGCGGCAAGTTCAGTCCTTCTAGCGGCAGTACAGTGGACTTTAAACGTCCCCACGATTACAACTCTATCCGCACATCTGGCGGCGATATCTCTGGATCAGACAAGTCAGACATCATTGCAGGCAAGGCGACTGGTACGGTTCAAGACTACTTCACCGCTGCTACAGAGTGGGGGAATGTTGAAGAGGCTTTAGAACTAGATCAGTTAGATACAATCCTTGAGCCAATGGCTAGACGTATTGTTACTGACTTAGAGCTAGATTACGCTAAATTCATACGCACAAACACTGGCCTTAGCTATGGCGCTCGCGGTACTGCCGTTGACGCATGGTCAGATATTGCTGGTGCTGGTGCAATGATGGACGGTGTCGGTGTACCGATGTCGGATGAGAAGTATTACTTGATGTCACCTTTTACCACTACTGCATTAGCGTCTGCTCAGACTGGCTTAACGGCTGCTGACGGGCTTGTTAGAACAGCATGGGAAAAAGCACAGATATCCAATAACTTTGGCGGCATGATGGCTTTATCGACCAACTCACTGTCTAGCTACACTTCTGGCTCAACCGTTGACCGAACTGGCGCATTGTCAGCAGCGCCTAACGCTACATACTTGGCGGCTAAGGATACAATGACTCAGACTTTGGCTATTGATGCCTTGGGAACTGGGACCATCGTAGCAGGAGACCAGGTGACCATAGCTGGAGTGAATCAGCTAAACATTAGCACTCGTCAGGTATTGCTTGATGCGGCTGGTGCGCCGGTTCCTTGGGTCGGCACTGTACTAAGCACTGTGACCATCAATACTAATGCAGCGGAGATTGTTGTATCTGGAGCGGCTATCTACGAGGCAAACGGACAGTACAACACTGTTGATGCTGCCCCTGCTAATGATGCGGTGGTTACTATCCTCGGCGCGGCAGGCACTGTCTATCAGCCTAACTTGTTCTATACTAAGCAAGCGTTTGGATTAGGCACAGTTAAGCTTCCTAAGCTGTACTCCACAGACACTGTTGCTACAACTAGCGATGGTATGTCTATTCGGATCTCTAAGTATGCCGATGGAGATGCCAACACGCAAAAGATTCGTTTTGATTTACTTCCAGCTTATGCCTGCTTTAACCCGTTCTTCGCGGGTCAGGGTTACGGCGCTTAAGATAGTAAAATAGTCAAGGGGAGCTTCGGCTCCCTTTTTCTAATCTCCGCATAAAGAGGTCACATCATGCCAATGGTTAAAGGTAAGAAATTCCCATACACCAAAGCAGGAAAGAAGGCTGCTGAAACCGCAAAGAAGAAAGGCAAGAAACCGGCAAAACCGGCGACTTTTGAATAATGGCAACAGTGGCTCAGGTAGCAAAGGCATCTCTGCAAAGGATCTTAGTACAGGCTTCTGAAGCTCCGCTTGAGGCATCTGAATACCAAGACTTCATCTTTGCAATGAACAATTTTATGGCACAGCTTGACGCTAATGGCATTATGTTAGGCTATACCGAGGTCAATGACCTTGGAGACATAGTAACAATCCCTACGGGAGCTTTGAGGGGGCTTATCGCTAACATGGCTATCGAGGTGTCCCCTGACTATGGGGGAGTAATTTCTCAGGCGCTAGGAATTGCGGCCAAAGAGGGGCTTTCGACCATGAGAATTATCGGTCAACAAATGGGTGCAACATTAAATCCAAGCACTCTCCCTGTTGGCTCTGGCAATGAGGATAGGTCTTTTGGGTTTGGTGGGAACTTCTACCCAGACCAAGAGGCGGAAATACTAGCCGAATCTACTGGCGCAATAGGCTTAGAGGTAAGTACCGTATGACTTATAGGGCTCAGGGCAGAAAGAAAAGCCTATTCATAGCAAAAAGCACTGTCGAGGATGGTGCTTTTTTTGATTATGTCGTAAATGGTTCTAACTTCAAGATACCTTACACTGATTTTCTTTCAGGTCTTGGTGTGACGGGAACCATAGTCCAAGCGGGCGCGGTTACTGGCGCTCCTGTTTTAGATACTGACGGATCTGTCAATAAGATACGTAATATTGAAAATGGTTCTGGAGTAAGCGCAAATGTTTCGGCAGGCAATGGGATAGTCTTAACACATACTTTTACTGCTGACGCGACAGGAACTCCCCTGCTCCTTAATACTACAGCTACCAATCCTGTTGTGGCGAGCCTTGTCTCTGGCACTGGTATCTCGCTAACAGCTACAGGCAATTACGTTACTGTATCGGCAAGCGAGGCATCAGTGGCCTTTGCTAAAGTTACAATGCAGGGAAACACAACAGACACAGTGATAGCGTCGACAGCGACTCCGGTTTTGGTAGCAGGAACCTTTGTCTCAGATAATGAGTCAGGGTTTACTGGCAACGCTGCGGGGAGGATCACTTACAATGGGTCAGATACCCGAAGGATCACAATTCACGCTATACTAAGTCTAACAGTGGCGACAGGAACCTATAGGGATATGTCTATCTATATAGCCCTAAATGGAGTGGTTAGGGCGGATACAAAGGTAACTGCGACAACTTCTGCAAGCTATTATAGAAACCTATGCTCCTATGCAAATATTGAGATGTCCACAAATGATTATGTTGAAATGTTTATTCAGAACGAAACTTCTACTGACAACCTAGAAGTGTTAAGTGCAATCTTTGGCGCGGAGGCTTAAATGCCTGTTATTGAGCTACCTATTGCCAATGGGTTCTATGTCAGCGACTCACTACCTATTTCAGCGCAGGAATGTACTAATTGGTATCCGAATATTACTCAAGGAGGCTTGTTCGCTGAAACTCTCTTTGGTACAGAGGGGCTCGTGCAATTAGCAACATCTGGGGATTTTCAAGAAATTAATCGAGGCTCACATGAAATGGCTGGAAAGCCATATTTTGTAAACGGGACTGTATTGTACAGGCTGGATCAATCTGGCGATGACTATACGCTAGTTGCGCTAGGGACTGTCACAGGGGACGCTCGTGTGTCGATGGCCGACAATGGCACTCAGATAATGGTCTTGGTTCCTGGAGGCAATGGGTATATTTACAATCATGTAGACGATACCTTTGAGCAGATAGTTGATGATGATTTTGACGCTAATGGTATCCCTCAGTTTGTGGTGTTTATTGACGGCTATTTTTTAGTAACAACAGACTCAAAAAAGTTTATTGTCAGCTCTATTAACAACGGGATGGAATATAACGCGCTAGACTTTGGAACCGCAGAATCTGATCCAGATGATATTGTGGCGCCTGTAGTTTATAAGAACCAAGTATTCATAGGCGGCAGCGAGACGTTTGAGGCATTTCAAAACATTGGGGGAGCTGATTTCCCGTTTCAAAGAACTGGATTGTTCCTACAGAAAGGATGCTTTGCTCCGTACTCCCTAATTAATACACAAGATACTTTTATGTGGGTCGGCGGTGGTCAGAACGAGTCGACTGCTATTTGGGGTCTAAGTGGCAATTCAACGGTAAAGCTATCAACGACAGCAATAGACGCAATCTTATCAGGTTTAACAGAGTCCCAAGTCAAAGCTATTTACGGCTGGGTTTACGCAAGCAAAGGGGCATACTTCATAGGCTTCAGCCTGCCGTCCACAACGCTCGTCTACGACACAGCATCTCAGAGATGGCACGAACGTAAGTCTGTCATTGGAAGTTCGCTAGGAGCGTTTAGAGTGGCCTCTATAGTCAAGGCATACAATCAAATTCTTTGCGGGGACATAGTAGACGGGAGGATAGGAAGATTAGACCCTGACGTTTATACCGAATACGGTAGCGAAATTATCCGAAGAATTGCAACTCAGCCTTTTCAAAACAACATGCAGGCCGTTTTCTTTCCTAGCTTAGAGCTTACCGTCGAGTCAGGAGTCGGCAATGATGCCGTACTAGACCCTCATATTACATTAGAAAGAAGTAAAGACGGCAAGACATGGAGCGGTCCAATATCCAGAAGCATTGGTAAGATAGGCGAGTACACTCACAGAGCAATCTGGAGACGCAACGGAAGAGCCGCTCGGTTTGAGATATTTAGATTCACTCTAACGGACGCGGTAAAGCCTGTGATTATTGGACTTACTGCTAACATTGTTGGGGGTGATAAATGACGGGTCCATTGCTTAATGTAGCGCAGCCAATAGTTGAATCAAATGGAACGATGGCATCGCCTTTCAGACAATTCACACAGGATGTAAGTTTAAGCATCCCTATAATTGGAGCGGGCAGTCCTGAAGGGGTTATTGGGGCTAGACAGTACAGCTTATACATTGACAAAAATGGATCTACTGGATCTATAGAATACAGGAAGATGTCTCCATCAATTACTGGGGATATCTTAAAGGGCTGGGTAGCGGTATGAATCAATTAGTAAATATGAAGCACAGAGAACAGATGGCAGAGCTTGAGAAAGCGATACTTGAAAGCCCTAATAACATTAAAGCTACTGAGCTTGAGTGCAATCATTACTTCAGCCACGGGCTCTATACGAGAGAGCTACACATACCCGCAGGGGTGGTGATTACCGGCGCGATCCACAAATACTCCAATGTGAATATACTATCAAAGGGAAGGGTTGTAGCTATTACAGACAAGGGTAGGGTAGAGCTTGAGGCTCCTTACACTCTTGTCTCGGGAGAGCTTACAAAAAAAGCTATTTACGCAGTTGAGGATGCTGTTTGGATTAACTGCCTTCCTTGGGATAAAGAACCGAGCGTTGAGCTGGTTGAGCAGGAATACATTATTCCTACATACGAAACAATCGATGGCGAAAGCCTAGATAAATTATTGGAGAAAGAATAATGGCATTCGCGGTAACAGCAGCAGCACTTGCAGGAGCGGGCGCAAGCCTTGTCGGTTCTGGCTTGGACTATAACGCCAGAAAGAAACAAGCCAAACTCCAAGAAGAGAACCGTCAAGATACCCTTGGCATAGTTGATTCCGCATACAATAGAGGCATAGAAGCCTTAACCCCTGCATACAATAACGCACAAGGCGCACGACAAGAGGGGATGAATAGAAACCTATTGCTGGCAGGACAGACTTTTCTACCTAGTATGGAGACAATGCGAGAAGGCAGCTACATGGCTCGGCAAGCACTGCTGGCAGGAAGAGAAAACAGCAGAAATGCAATTCTTGGCAATGATGTAGATTTTGGCGCTTTGCAGAATCAACAGCTCACTGACAGGTTCAGTGGTTTAACTGGATTGACTAACCCAGAGCCAATGAACTTTTCTTCTATGGCCGTGCCTACTTATGCGGATTCCGGGGTGTCTGAGTGGACATCATTCGACGCGCAATCATATCTAGCTCAAAACCCAGACATAGCCCAAGATTATGAAATGAACAAACAAGCCTTAATTGAAGGGGGCGATCCTCAGTTTAATACACTGGAGGGGTTTGCTAAGTCTCACTATGATAATTTTGGCAGGCAAGAGATAGACGCTGGACTTCGGCCAGCTTTAGGCGGTCCAGCAAGGAGCTTGCCTCAGTCTAACGGCGTTCAAAATCAACCGTTTACCGCCCAACAAGTTCAAAACATTTTTACAGAATCACAAAGATCACCACTAGGAGGTCGCAATGTCCCTGGCTAAACTAAAAAGGTTTACAATTCCCGAAGCGGGTCAGGACTTTACCGCTGAGGCAGTAAACGGGGTTACGGCTTTATTAAACGCGGGAGAGGTATCGATAAACGATGTATCCTCACACTTTGGGGTCGACCCTAATATAATAATCCAGAGCCTTACAGGCAGCGACCCTTCAGCGTTTACTCAGAACACAGGAACAATGGCAGACGCAGAAGCCATGAATAGGCTGGTGTCTTCTGGCGTTGCCAGCATTCAAGACGTGGCGAATTTTTATTCAGCGCCTCCTGAATTTGTCGAAGAGATATTCACTAACGGGTTTAATTATTCCCCCGCTCAGATGGACAATGCAAGGCAGGGTGTCAGTATAAATACTGGAGTAACTAGCACTAACTTTGAAACCCCAGAAACACAAGCTGACCCGAGGACCGGTCTAGCTGGCTCAGAGCAGGCTCTTACTGGTGGTGTGACAGCGGCTATCAACGCATTAAATGCTTCTAACGCTCAGAACAATGCCATGCTTCAAGCCCAGTACAATCAAGGCTTAGGCGTTGCAACAGACCAAGCTCAGATAGCCCGTGATGACATTACCTCTAGCACTGCTGAAGGCATAGCGGCAATGAGGGCTGCTCAAGGAACGGCTACTGGCAATCTAAATACAAACTATCAAGCTGGGTTAGCTTCGGCTGAAAACCAAGCTAATGTAGCCCGCCAAGATATAATGGACAACACCCAGCTAGGCTTAAATGCCTTTGGTGCTGGAACAGATCAGGCGAGAACAGATATTAGTGGAGCCTTTGGCCGAGCCGAGGGAATGTTCGATCCTTTTCGTCAAGCGGGTCAGAATGCTCTTGGTATGCAGCAGGCATTATCTGGATCTCTTGGGCAGGAAGCATTTGATCAGGCGTACAATGAATCCCCTCAGATGGCTTTCTTGAGAGAACAAGGAATGCGGGCTAACCTCGCAGGCGCAGGAGCTACAGGAGGCTTAGGCGGTGGTAATGTCCAGAAAGAATTGCAAAGATTTGGTCAGGGCTTAGCCTCTCAGGGCTTGCAGCAACAGATTTCTAATTTAAGTCAGTTATCAGGTCAGGGATTAAACGCAACAGGCAGCGCGGCAAGTACAGCAATGTCAGGCGGCACTAATCTAGCGAACCTTGCGTCTTCTCAGGGTCAGGCTGGGCTTCAGTCATTCTCTAATCAAGGCTCCAACCTTGCCAACATAGCCAGTGGTTTAGGTAGTCAGCAGTTAAACACTCAGACAAGTTTGGGTAATAATTTAGCCAATATCAATGTTGCTGGTGGTCAAGCTGAAATGCAGGGGCTAACTAATGCCGGTGGTAATAGAGCTAACATAGCTTCAGCACTAGGCGGCCAGGCTCTCGGAACCAGCACAGGGCTGGGCAATGCGTTATTCCAGAATAATGCTAATAGCGCCGATCTTGTATCAAGATTTAACAATAACTTAGGCATTAACTTGGCAACAGGCAGAACTAATGCCGGTAATAACATTGCGGCAGGTGAGACTAATACAGCTAATAATTTAGCGACCTCGTTTGAAAATGAGGCAGCGAACACGCGAGGCATTATTAATGCACAGCGCAACATGTTGGTTGAGATGGTTGATGGCGGGTTTATTGATGAGGCTGCGGCGCAGACAAGGTTTGGTGAGATGTTGGCCCAGTCAGAAATGAGCAGAGGCAACGCCCAAGCAGGGGTTCCTTTTACACCTTTCGTTAATCCTAATTATGCTCAAGGGATTGGCAATGCGCTTGATGCGGCTGCGTTAGGATCTAAATTAGCGGGCGGGGGGGATAATCAAGGCGGACAAAACTATTCCCCAGTTCAGGTTCCCTCGTTTAGAGACATATTTAATTAAAGGATAGCGCAATGGATATCGCAAGAGCATTAGGCGGGCTAGGAGCAGCCTTTAAGAACGAAGTCCCACAGTTCCGAGAGCGCATTCGTAATGAAGACATTGATCGGATGGCGATGGATGATCGAAATATGGCAATGGATGACAGACGCCTAGCCCAAACAGAGAAGCGCCAAAAGACTTTATTTTTGGATGCTCGCGTAGCCTCAAGGATGTTTGATGAAGGAGACTACGGGTCAATTGTTGAACTATTTGGAGACAGAGAGAATCTTCTTGGCGAAGATGTCAATAAGAGCGATTCTATTGAGATTAAAAACTTAGCCAGGGCCGCTTCCAATAACCCAGAAGCGAAAGCTAGGCTTGGGCAGGTCTTAAGCAGGATTGATAATATGGGCATGGATTATGGGGTAATCCCTAGACCAGAAGCTCCTAAGCCTTTGTCAGCGGCAAGCATAAACCAAAGTGGTCAGGTTGTTCTTCCAACTGCGGAAGGGGGCTTCCGAGCCTCTCAAGTAGAAGGTTTTACGCCTAACCAACAAGATAGAGCGGTCTTCCAAGACATTAATAGCATCACTAGATTTGTTGATACCGGAGAAAGGGTTCCTGTAACCGATGGGGCAATGTCTTTATCTGCTATTCAGGGTGGGTCTAGTGACATGAGCATATTAGATCAAAGAGCCGAAGAACAGAGTCGTCTAGACAGAACCATCCCTCCTTCGTTATTGAGAGACTTAAGCCCATCTATGCAGGCAGAGGCTCAAGAGGTTTGGTCAAGCTTGGGAGGAGGTTCCGCATCGATGACAGCATATAACGCACTTTTAAAAACTGACAGAGAGCGCGGGCGCAGAGGAAGCCTAGATCAGACTCTTTCAACTGTGTTTCCTTCTGCCACAAATGATGAGCTGGGACAATTAAGAGCCATAGTGGATCAGGCTGAGGATGTTGAGACAGGGATGGCGCTTGCCACAACGACAAGAGAGCAGCAAAAAACAAACAAGAAAGGAAGAGAGGTGCAACAAAACGCGCTAATAATAGCTAAGAGAATCCGCAACAATGGAGATTTAAACGCTGTCTTAGGTTCTAAACAAGGAGCTTCTCAGCTCGGAGATCTTGCCCACAGAAATGATCCTGGAGAGACTGACGCTATAGTCGATATTGAGAACTTGCTCAACATGCTAACAGCAGACAATCTATCTATGATGACGGGTGTCCTTAGTGAAACAGATATACAGATTATTGCTGACGTAGCAGGCGGCGGATTGAACAGGCTTCGATCAGAAGGTTTATTCAAAGCCGATTTAGACAGGATTATAACCTCTTTGTCTAACTCACTTATTCGCAGTCAGGGCGGTTTAGTAATCACTGGCGAAGAGACTCCTATGGGGCAGAGCGGAGCCCCTATGAGGATGCTATTTGATGCCGAGGGCAATCAGATATGAGCATAGAAGCCATACTAGATGACGGCACTGTACTGGAGTTCCCTGACGGGACCGATCCGGCTGTTATACGAAGGAAGGTCAAAGAAATAGTTACGGGCAAGGAGACTAAATTTGACTATGGCGGGGATAGAGGGGCGATTGACGCTTTCATGCCTTTTAGACGAGAAATTATACAAGAAGAAACAACCATCCCTACTGGGCAAACATCTTTTGACAGAATGGGGAGAATGCAGCAGGGATTTGAACCCATACCTGCCGTCCTCGGAGAGAATGAGTTTGGTCTTTCTTATATGCCTATTGTAAGAGGAGCCAAGCAAGCGGCTGGATTTATAAGAGACGTTTTTATTGGTGACGAAGAAGAGCGGGCGGCGGTAGGTGAAACAATAGAATCTACAGTTCGAGCCATTCCTAGCTTGTTGTCAGGACAGATGGAAGCCTTCGGAAGCGAGACTGGCTCGGTATATGATCCAGAAACTCAGACCCTTACTGAAGCCGATCCTATTTTGTTAGCTGGCATGGGCATTCCTGCGGCATCAAGGGTGGCAGCGTCTACGGGTGTCAGATTGGCTGACGCTTCGGCTGATCTTGCTGCAAGGCCCGTAAGAGCGGCAAACGAAGCGAGAGAAAGAATATCATCACAGTTTAGAGACTACGAAAGCCCAGCACAGCTAGAAGCTGCCGAGAACATGCGTCAAGGTGGATTGCCTGCAACAAGAAACTCAACTGCGGGATTTAGAATGGAGGAGGTTATTGACCCTGACAATACTTTGCCTGTGTTGTTTGAGCGTCAAGGCGGAACTCCTGATTACATGGCAGAAGGGCGAACCTTTAAGGCCGTAAAAGACCCCATTCAAAAGGATGCTATAAGGCAAGGGTTTGATAAGGGTCTTATTGCGATGATCCGAGAAGGCAGTCCTGTGGACAGAAAAAACATGCTGACCTCATTAGGGATCATGGAAGAAGCGACAAATAACACACGAGCAAGAATGACGGCTAGAACAACTGACGTAGCCGGAGATTCTGTTTTGAAAAGGTACAATACTGTAGCAAGGGAAAATAAGAAGGCAGGAGAGGGAATCGATAGATTTGCAAAGGCAAACATGAGGACATCTTCTGTAGATTTTTCTGAGCCTGTAAATGAGTTTAGATCTACGCTAGAAAACATGAACGTAAGGTTTAACCCAGATAACAGTCTGGACTTTTCAAATGCTGACATGCAGGGCATGGCTGGAGTCGAGGGGTTTTTAAACAGAATTGTAGGAAGAATGAGAAGCCAAAGGAATATGAGCGCATACGAGGTCCATACTTTTAAGAGATTCTTAGATACTCAGCTTGCTTACGGCAGGTCAATGGAAGGTCTTGAGGGGGATGCAGAAAGAGCGGTAAAGAATCTCCGAAGACAGCTTGATGGGGTGTTAGATAATAAATACCCTAAATATGATAAACTCAATACTAAATACGCAGAGTCAATAACGGCATTAAAAGCCTTTAAAAAGGCGGTAGGCCCAAGCATTGACGTAGAAGGAATTGGGGCAAATAGCGCCGTCGGTACTGCGGTCAGGGCTGTTGGTTCTAATAGGGTTACTAGAGTTAATTTATTAAATGCGCTAAATGATTTGGACGGTCTATCTGCTAAGTATGGGCAGAAGTTCAACGATGACGTTTTGACTCAGGCGCAATTTACAATGGAGCTAGACAAAATATTTGGGACCAAGGCAGATACAGCGTTTGCGGCACAGTCAGCGGTAGACACAGCATCTAGAGTTCCGATGTCGGTTTCTGGGGTTGCTATGGAGGGATTGCGTCAAGGCGCGAACAAGATCATGGGAAGAGATGAGAAAAAACAATTTAGAGCAATGGAAAAGCTTCTCAAAAGCTTTGACTAACTCATACACGCATAGGATAAGACAATGGCAAGATTCGGAAATTTTGATCAATATCTAGGAAACGATGGCAGCCCTCTAGTTTCTGGCAAACTATACTTTTTTGACACAGGAACAACTACTCCGAAGACTACCTATGCAGATATAAACAATAGTATTGCGAATACTAATCCCGTAATTCTTACGGCTTCGGGAAGGCAGCCTAACGTATTTTTTGAAGGCGTAGCCAAGGCCATTCTGACAGATAGCGCAGATGTCCAGATAGCCGTCCAAGACCCCGTAGGAGAGACAGGAACCGATTTCGGTAACGAGTGGATAGCCACAAGGATATACAGCGCCTTAGACGTTGTGAGAGGCTCTGACGGCATCTATTACAGATCTTTAGTCAACGCTAACCAAAACAATAACCCTGTTAATACTTCAGGCTCGTGGGCTTTGCTTTACTCTGTTCAGTGGAATGCAGGGATAACTTATGCTGTTGGCGCTTTAGTTACCTATGACAATTTGCAATATCAGTCTTTGCAGGGGACTAATTTAAATCAAAACCCATCTACAGCAGGATCTTATTGGGTTTCTCTGCAATTTGCATGGTTATCAACAATCACTTACTCGATCCATCAGAATGTTATAGGCACTGACGGCGTGCTTTACACTTCTTTACAAAACTCGAACACAAATCAGGTCCCGGCATCTAGTGCTGCATGGTGGGTGGGTTCAAGCGCAGCGGCGGCTAGTAGCGCCTCAGCAGCGGCAACGAGTTCCGCTGCGGCGCAAACAGCAGAGACTAATGCTGAAACGGCTGAGACTAACGCGGAAACGGCTGAGACGGCGGCGGTTGCGGCTAAAGACCTAGCGGCTCAACAGGCAACGCTGGCAGAAGCTGCGGCTGCGGCTGCCGATGCTACGGCTAACGCGGAGCTTTGGGTAAGCGCGGGAAGCTATACGGCAGGTCAGAATCGTTACTCGCCTATCAATTATCTAACCTATCGGGCAATTACTACGCATAGTGGGGTTTCTACTGATCCGAGCTTAGATGCGACTAATTGGGTGGCTGTGTTTGGCGCTTCTTTAAGCTCTAACACCTTCACAGGCACTCAAGACTTTACAGGGGCAACGGTTTTGGGTATCGACGCAGACCCAATTTTAGGTTTTGCCAACAAATCAAGCTGGGCAGATGGCGAGCAGATAAGC